AGGACGACAATTAGATCGCTGTGCAGGTGATACAACTTATGGAAATAAGAGTCATCTTCAAGTTAGCAATGCAATCACCAAAGAACCTGTTGCGACTGGTGCAGACTTAGTTTCTTATAGTGGATATACTTATAATAATTATCTTCATACCTATACAACTGCACCTGGATCTGGTGATTTTTCAGTAACTGCTTGGATAAAACCTGGCACTAATGGATCAGGTACTGGTAATTATCTTCATCTTTTTCAACTGTCTACTCCTACAACTGGTGGACAGAGTAGATCAACTGGTTTTACTTTAAAAATGGCAACAAATGGTAGTGGTGGTTATTCTCCATATTTTTATAATGCTGATGGTGGAACAAATCATGGAACTTATGATACTAGCAATAGAATTCCGTTAGGTGCCTGGTCACAACTTATTGGAATGAGAAGAGGTGGGACAGCATATATCTATCTAAATGGAGAATTACTTAAAGCTGGAAATAGTTGGAGTACTGATTTAACTGATACATATGTAGGCATTTTTAGAGCTCCTGGATTTACTGGAGAAAATGGTGGTGATGCAAAAGTTGCTTTATTAAGATATTCAACTACTGCACCAACAGCAGAACAAGTTAAAAAGATGTATAATGATGAAAAACCTCTCTTCCAAGAGAATGCAAAATGTACTTTATATGGATCTTCATCTGCAGTAACTGCTATAGCATATGATGATTCTAATGATATTGTAAATGTTGGAACATCATCTGGACGTAGTGATTTCGTTGGATTGAGAAGAATAAATAATACAACGACAGCAGTAACGACTGCTATTTCAGCATCTAATGGACTTATAGCGGAGCAATAGTATGGTAGTAAGAGTAGAAAAAGCAGCATTTAATTTAAGAGATAAATTAACCGAACTTGATTATGTCCATGTTCCATATGAGAAAATACCATCTGGCACAGTAATTCAACATGTCTATAATCAGAATATGGGAGCCACTCATTTGACTACTACTAGTACTACATGGGCAGATCTGTCGTACAGTGTTGCTATTACTCCACATTTTGATAATAGTTTGTTGCTTATTGAATGGAGTGCTACAGGACAACAACCAAATACTGCTACTGGTGCTTCTGCGGTTACAATTTATAGAAATAATACAACTAATTTAGGAGCAACTACTGGTAGCAATATGGGAATGGGTTGTGTTGGAGACTTTGGTGGTAGTGGTGGTGTGTATGTAACAGCATCTAGTAGTTTCGCTTTATATGATGAACCTAAAACTAGAGAATCAGTTAGTTATCATATATGGGGAAGAACAACTAGTAGTGGAACCGCATACATTGCTCATGCTGCTATAGTAAGATGCTTAAGTGTAAAGGAGATAAGACAATGAAACCAGACATAGTTGATGCATTAGTGGCACTTAAGCCAGGAGCAATATGGACTCTTCCCAATAATCCAACTGCTACAAATGATTATGAGCGTTTAGTTTGGCAAGATGAATCTCAAACAAAACCAACAGAAGATGAAGTTAATGCAAAAGTTACTGAATTGGTAAATGCATATCCGATGAAATTATTACGTGAAGAAAGGAATCGTCGTTTGCAAGCAACTGATTGGAGAGCATCTTCTGATCTCATTATATTAGAAGCATGGAAATCATATCGACAAGCATTACGAGATCTTCCTGCACTTTCTACACCAAAATTAGATTCTAATGATAATTTAGATTTGACTTCTGTAGAGTGGCCAACTACACCATCATAAATACTTAGAAACTATAATGGCATTCACCAGAGTTCGTGGTCCAGGTATTACTACCACAGACAATTACAAAGTAGGAGTTATAACCGCAAGTAAATTTGTCGGACCATTTGATGGTGGAGTTATAGGAAGTGGTGGTTTAGATGTTAGTGGTATTGTTACTGCTACTAATTTAGATGTTAATGGTGATGGTCATGTTAGTGGAGCACTTACGGTTACTGGTAACGTAAGTATCGGTGGAACACTAACTTATATGGATGTTACCAACATTGATTCTGTTGGTATAATCACAGCACAGGAAGGAATACATTTAGGTATTGGTGCTACTGTAGGAATAGTTAATGTAGTTTCAGGTATAAGTTCATTTAGTAAATTAAATGTAGATGGTAATTCTACATTATCAACTGCTACATTTAGTGATGATGTTACTATTGTTAAATCTTCTGGACCATTATTAGAACTTACTACAAATACTGGTGCTAATGATGCAACATTACGTTTATCTGAGGGAGCAACAGGAACTACCAATAATGGTGGTGGAATGTTTTATAGTGGAGCAGATAATAAACTTCACATAACTTGTGGTACGGATTCAACAACAAAAAGAATTACAATAGATCGTGATACGGGTAAAGTTGGTATTGGATCTGAAATTCCAAATTCAAAACTTGAAGTTTGGAATGGTTCAAATATTGAAGTTTTAAGATTAAAGGATACACATTATAATAAGTACTTAACCATCCGAGGTGGTGGATCACCAAACCGTATGGTGATTGATTCATACGAAGGTGGTGGCGGTGGTGCTGATATTGATTTAGCATCTAATGGAATTACTAATATTCGCAGCACGTCAAATTGGCGATTGGGTATTGGAACTGGTACACCATTAGGAGTTGCTCATGTAAATGTTGGTGGAGGTACGACTGAACCATTCGTAATAGAAAGATCTGGGAGTGGTGAGAGTATATGGTCAATGAAACCATATGCTGGTAATTTATATTTTAGAGGTGGTCCAGCAGTAGCTAACTATGCAACTGATAGATTTGCAATTCTTTATGGTGGTCATAATGACAGAGGTGGTGATGTAGCATTCTTTGGTACTGCTGCTGGTATTACTTCTTGTCTTTGGGATGCTTCTGCGGATACTTTAATCTTCAATGATGATGTAAAAGCTGCTTTTGGTAATGGATCTGATTTTACTCTTCAGCATAATAATGCACATGCAATTGTAAAAAATACGACTGGTAGAATATATGTTCTTTCAGATGATGTTTGGTTTAAGAATGAAGCAGATAATAAGACTTCTGCTAGGTTTTTTGAGGGTAATGAAGTTTACTTATATAATAATGATACTGTAAGATTAACTACCACCTCAACAGGTATTACAGTAACGGGAGAAGTTGCTGCAACAAATGACTATCCAACTATTCGACCAACATTAGATCTTAACTTTGCATCAACTAAAAGATTAGATTCAAGAATTACATATAGTAGAAGTGGACCTGCATCATTCGTTAATGAACAAGGTCTTGTTGAACTAGTTAGTGATAATACTCCAAGATTTGATCACGATCCAGTAACAGGAGAGTGTAAAGGATTTTTGCTTGAAGAGTCTAGAATTAATTTACTTCCATATTCTACTGATGTTGTAGGTCAATCAGCTTGGTCAAGAGCTGGTTGCTTGACTGAAAATACTACAGCAACTAAAGCACCAGATGGATCCTATGATGCTATTGCAATTCGTGATGATCGTAGTAATGGTCAGCATACTCTGTATGAAGATGTTGCTATTGGTGATATTACTGCCGTATATACTTCATCCTGTTGGGCTAAAGCAGGATCACAAAGTTTTGCAGAAATTTTCGTTAATGGTACTGGTGCTAGTGGTACAGTTACAATTGCATATAAGTTTAATTTAAGCACTGGAGCAGCAACATATACTGGTACTGGTGGATTCAGTAGTGGAACTTCGGCAACTGCGACAGAATATCCAAATGGATGGTGGCGTTTTACTGTGACAGGTGATGTTGCTGATAGTGCATCTGGTTCTGGAACATTTAGATGGCACGTCAGACCAAGAAATGATAGTTCTGGAAATTATCAAGGTGATGATAGTATTGGAATATATGTCTGGGGTCTTCAGTTAGAATTGGGAACTTTTCTAACTTCTTATATTCCAGGAGGATCAAAAGGTAGTTCAGTAACTCGTGGAGCAGATTTAGCACTAATAGATGGAGAAGAATTTACTGATTTCTTTAATCAAACAGAAGGAACTATAAATTGTGCATATTGGTTAGGTAATGATAGTGTTGGATTGAGAGTATTCCAAATTAATGATAGTAATAATTCAGTAATAGATATTGTTGCTGGTTCTGGTAGTGGTTCAGGTGGATATGGATATGTTAATACTGGTGGAACTGCACAAGCAAATGGTGGAAGTAGTTCAGCAAATGCTAGTAGGTTGAATACTTTACACGTAACTACTCTTGCATATAAAGAAAATGATGTTGCAGGTATTAATATTAAAAATGGTACTCTTACTAATGATACTTCTGCCACATTAGATGGTGCTTATAATCGAGTAACTTTTTATCAGGGTGCTAATGGGGCAGATCAATTAAATGGACATTTAAAGAGAGTTCAGTATTATCCTAAACGTCTTCCTGATAATCAATTGAAGAATCTCAACAACCAATAAATACCACAGGAGAGATATAACTAATGCCTAATCTAGTCGGAATTGGAAATAGTCAAGTACCCACCAACGCAATGTTGGGTGGATTGGCCTATCAAGATCCTGATCATGCACAATTAAAAGATGTAGAGATAGAAAATATTACTGCTATTAAGGCAAAAACTGGAGATACAGCAACTGCTGTATTTGTATATGATACTAGAAAAGATAGTGATGGTGGTGCATGGAGACATAAATGTAGACATACTTCTTGGTATAATGAGACTTTAGGAACAGAAAAAAGAGGAATCAGAAGAGAATTTCCTGCTGTTGCTGTGATAGTTGCTTTGAATGACATGCTTACAATTTATGATGCAGATAGTCAAGATTGTCCAATGTGGATGCAATTTAAAGGAACGGATACTGGATGGACATTTATACAATATGGAAGTAGTAATCTTACTTCTGTACATGCATTAAATGGAATATTATGTGTTGGTAGTAGTGATGGTGGAACTTCATATGGAAATTTATCAATAATAGATTTTATTAAAGAGAATGCAATTCAACATAATAATCCAGGTGTATATCAATACCGTACTGTATTTGATGAAAGAGATACAATACAACCTGGTTGGGCAGTTCTTACTGAAGGAACTACTGATAATAATATTGTTACTAATGGAATTAAGATTGTTAATCCTTATGTGAATTCTATAGCAATGAGAGTATTGCCAAATGCAAAAGTTGATCCTGATAGAGGACTTCCAACACCTACTATAGCAGTTGCTACCCAAGGTGGTATTAGTGTTATCGATGATTTGGGATATGTTTATGATAATACAACAAATCTTTATTCTAATAATCAAGCTAATCATATCACATTTAATGATGCAGGTGATAAAATTGCTTGGATGAGTAGAGGTGGTAATATATATCCATTCATAACTAATATTCCAACAGGAAACGATGTAACTGCGAGACAACCTGAGGATATTGTTGTTTCACTTGATACTTCATCTATTCCTAACGTTGGACATGATATTAAGATTAGGAATTCTGCAACTTTTAATGGTTTAACTCACACTAAAGGTAATACTTTAGCAGTTGCTGGTAATTCTAATGATAAGGGACTTCAGTTAGTTGATTATGTAGGTGTTGGTACTGATTACAGTGGTAGTGCTGGATATTGTATGATAAGATCATATGATACTTCTGGATGGATGTATGGAGATATTAAAGGTGCGTATCTTGGTGCTGCTCCTGAACCAGTTTCTAGTACAGCAAATTTAGTTACTAATGGTAATGCAAATCAGGGAACTACTGGATGGACTAACTCTGGTGGAACTTTAAGTGAAAGTAGTGGTGTTTTTTCATATGCAACTACGAGTAATCAAAATGCCTATCAACAAGTAACGGGTCTTACAGTAGGAAAGTATTATAAAATGACGTATACTCATAAGACTGGGTATACTTCTGCATATATTGGACCTAATTCTACTTCTGCATCACCTAATATATCATTGGGGGATATTGTATCTGGTAGTGACGTTACCAGATCAGGAGTATGGAAAGCAACACAAACATCTGCTTATGTGGTTGTGTATGGTATTGGTGCTGCTACTCATACTTTTGATAACGTATCACTGGTAGAGACTCATGATCTGTTTGGGAGAAGTGGTCTTGCACAAAATGGTGGTGCAGAAGGATGGATTACTGGTAATGATTCTACTTTTGGTGCTGCAATTGCAAGTATTAACTGGTCGGAAAGAAGTGGAACTAGTTGGAATGTTTCTGGTGGAGTTCTTAAAACAGGAACTGTTTCATCTGGAGAATACTTAGATATTACTGTTGGTAATTATGCATCAGGACAAACAGTTGTTATTACCTATACAATATCAAATAAAACTGGATCTAACCCCCTTAGATGGAGATTTAATGATGGTCAGATGGGTGATTTACCAAGTTCAAATGGTTTTCATGTTTATTATGTGACTCTTACTGAAACAGGAACTTTATTTTCTCTTTTGAATGACAACAGTTGCGTCTGTGATATTGACAACTTTACAATGCAAGTAGTCGAGACCGATGATCGTTCATTTAATAAAAAGGGTCTGGTAACATGGGGTCATATAGAAAGAACTCCTGTAGCAACTGGTGCAGAATTACTTGCTTATGGTGGATTTAGTTCTGAGAATTATCTTGAACAAGCATATAATAGTGATTTAAATTGGCAATCAAGTGATTTTACTGTATACGGTTGGTTTAAGTTAGCATCAAATAATACTCAAGAGTGTCTTATGATGCTAATGCAACCAGATGGAGAAGTTGATTATATGTTGATTGAACAGCAAAGCAATGGTGATATGAGATTTCAGATCGATCTTTATGGTGGAGCAGCTGTAGCGTATGCAACAACTTTACCAACTGGTGTATGGCATCATTATTGTGGTGTTAATAGATCTGATAGTAGGAGACCTTTTCTTTATATTAATGGTGTAGATACTGGGTTGTGGAATGATGTTTCTCATGATCTTTCAAATCCTAATTTCGATAATACTACTGCTGAACTTACCATTGGTAGAAGAGCTACAGCATCATATGGTGATGGAGATTCAAAACCATTTACTGGGCAAATGTCACTTTGGAGAATATCAAATACAGCAATACCTCCAGAGAAAATCGTGAAGATGTATAATGATGAAAAGAAATTATTTGCACCTGATGCAAAATGCACATTATATGGTTCTTCTCAAGCAGTAGAGGCAGTTGGTTATGATGATTCAACGGAAATCTTACATGCAGGAACATCATCAGGGCGTAGTGATTTTGATGGATTGGTTAGGATAAATAATACGACGGAATCAATTGGAGTTTGCATATCAGCATCCAATGGACTTATAGTAGAAGAATAGTATGACCGTAAGAATCGAAAAACCAGCATTTAATTTAAGAGATAAAATATCTCAACTTGATCTTCCAGTAGGACTTCATGGTAGTCAGTTGTTAAGATCTCAAACTGCAGAAGAAACTTTTAGACTTGCAAGGGCAGGTAGAAGAAGATTGAATGTGAATGGTGATATGAAAGTATGTCAAAGAGCCACTACAACTACTGGACAAACCGCAGCAAATTTTCATGGTCCAGATATGGCCATTAATTATTTAAATGTTGGAACATGGACAATTTCTCAAGATCAATATGATGTACCTCCTACTGGTGAATTTACTCATTCTCTAAAGTATCAATGTACATCTGCACAAACTTCAATACCTGTTGGATCGTATTTGTATCTTATTCAAAGAATAGAAGCAGTTGATTCATGGCAAGTTCAATTTGGAACTACTTATGCAAAACCTGTTTCAGCTTCATTCTGGGTTAAATCAAATAAGACTGGTAGTGTTCAAGTTAACCTTGAAAATGAAAATAATAATGGTCCATCAAGTGGTGACATGGTTTGTTGTAGAAGAGTAAGGGTAAATTCTCCAAATACTTGGGAATATAAAACAGTGACTTTTCCTGGTGATACAAATGTTAAATTTGATTATACGACTGCTAAAGGACTTGTACTTGATATTGGTTTTTCAGCTGGAACAAATTATAATGATGGAGATTTTGCTGGTGATGGTAAATGGCTTGAAATAGGAAATACTAAAAGATTTGCTGGATGTGATACTAATTGGGCAGATTCGACAAGTAATTATATTAATATCACGGGAGTTCAAATAGAAATAGGAGAGACATCAACTCCTTATGAGCACCGTCCTTATGGAGAAGAACTTGCATTGTGTATGAGAAGATGTCAAATATTAGGATCTCAATATATGTTAGGACCAGGAGGATATGCTCCTGCACAAAACGAGTATAATTGCATTGGAAGAGGATGGACTCGTTCAGTAGGATCTGTTCAAACTATGTCTTTCTTACCAGTACCTTTTTTAAAAATGCCAACTGCAGCAGTTTATAGTTTTGATAATGTATCTAGTCCAACCAATGAGTTTTATGTGCAGTATAATGGTAATTCTTCACAGCAAGATTGTGTGTTTACTGGTATAAACAGTCAAGGTTCAAACTTACATTCCATATGGTTAGATTGGGATCCAGTAACGGATGCTGGTTCTGTTACTCCATGCCATGTTGGTTCCAAGCATAGTGCAGCAGAAAGAAATGGCATTATTTTACAAGCAGAAATATAGGAGGTAATTATGAAGTATAAAATACGACATGTCGATGGTGTAGACGTAGCAATTAATAAGTTATCAGATTCTGGTCAACTGATAATGTCTATTCCATTAGCACCTGGTAATTTGGATTATGATCAGTTTGTTGCTGATGTTGTTGGGATTGGAACAGCTTGTGTAGAAGGTGCTACTATTGCTGGTATTGTTACTTATACTCATGCTCGTATGTCTGAATATCCTAGTTTACAAGAACAACAAGATATGCAGTATTGGGATGCAGTGAATGGTACTACAACATGGAAAGATAAAATTACATCAATTAAAACAAAGTATCCAAAGAGTCAAGTTGGTGTCACTACTATAGCACCACTTCCTCAATGGGTTATCGATCTTACCACCTCATAAATATTTAAAAAGTAATATGGCATATTACGGAAATCAACCTACAGTAGGACAAAATCAGAGTTTTAAAGTATTAGATGATATATCATCATATACTGAAACTTTTGATGCAACTTCTACTACCGTTGTTTCTGCTGCCAATGATACACTTACATTTTATGATCATAGATTCGTACAAGGACAGAGAGTAACATATACACATGGTGGTGGTGCTGCAATTAATGGATTAACAACTGCTACTGCCTATTATGTCATAAGACAGGATAAAGATACAATACAACTTGCAACTAATGCAACTAATGCTGCGAATGGTACAGCAATTGATATTTCATTATCAGGAACTTCAGGAACTGCTCATACATTAAATATTGCTTTTGATGGAACGAATACAAAATTCAAAGCAACATACCAGACTGGATATCATGTAAAATTAACCAGAGCAGCACAACTTCAGATATCAGTTAACGGTGTAGTACAGGAACCAAAGGATGGTACTTCACCATCAAGTGGATTTGGAATAGATACCAATAATGTAATTGTATTTTCTACTGCACCAATTTCTACAGATACTTTCTGGGGAACATTCCTTGCAAGTAATTTACCATCATGGGAAATAGCAGATAATAAGGTAGATAATTTTGATGGTGACAGTAGTGCAACAAACTTTACATTATCTAAGTTACCTGCAAATAATGAGAATGTATTAGTTACGATAAATGGTGTCGTACAACATCCATCAGATGCAACTACTACAAGAGCATATAAACTCATTGGTCAGGAAATAGTATTCACAAATGCTCCTCTTACTGGTGAAGCAATACAGGTAAGACATATTGGATTCGCAGGAGCAGCTGCAGGTGGTGTAACAGGATTTTATGGTAGAACAGGTAATGTAACTCTAACAAGTTCAGATGATGTTACTATCAATAATATTACGGGTGTTGCTGCAACATTCACGGGTAACGTCTCGATTGGTGGTACTTTAACATATACAGACGTAACAAATATAGATGCTGTTGGTATCATTACGGCACAGCAAGGTATTCATGTAGGTGCTGGTGCTACAGTAGCAATATTGAATACAACTACAGGTATAAGTTCATTTACGAAATTAAATGTAGTTGGTGTATCTACATTTGATGGTAGTGTTGGAATTGGAACTGATTATGCAGCTAGAAAACTGACTGTATATTCAGATAATCAGGTAGTAGGACTTGTTTCATCTAGACATGCTGCAAATAGAAGTTTTATTAGGATGTTAGATCCTTCTACGACTGATGAAAAATATGCTCCTTCTATTGGAAGTAAAGGACATGACTTAGCATTAAGAACTGGTTTAATAGGTAGTGAAAATACACCTAGAGTTTATATTCATCATCTAGGGAAAGTTGGTGTGGGTACCACCAATCCAATCGGTGGAATGCATATTTACCAGAGCAGTGCTGGAAATAATTTAGTATCATTAATATTAGAAAATCACGGAACAACTGCAAATACGAGTACTGAGTTAAAATTTGTTCCAACAGATGCAAGTCCTGATGATAGATTTAATTCTATTAAAGTTTTAGATACAACTGGTAATAATCAATTTGATACAACTTTTCTTACTTGTGAAGGTGCTACACCAGAAGAAAGGCTTCGCATCACATCAGCAGGTAAAATCGGGATCGGAACTGATGATCCAGACACTGAATTTCACGTCTATGATGGTGATAGTCTACTAGTTTCATTGTTTGAATCAGAAACTCATGATGTTCGTTTAAGAATTAAAGCACCATCTACTAAGTACTCTCAAATAGAATTTGCTGATAATGATGCTGATACTGGTGAAATAAGATATGATCATACTGATGATTCGATGCAATTTTTTGTTAACTCTAATAGTGAAAAACTTCGCATCAATCGTGATGGTGATGTGCTTATTGGTACTGGTACCACTCCAAGTGCTGATATCAAACTTCTTGTATCTGGTAATGGTGGAGTAAATTCTGGAAGTTATTTTTCATTCAGAGGAGATTATGGTAATGTTTCTGAACCTGCTGCACATGCAATTAAATTTGATTCTACGATAGGTGCAAGTGGTGGACTTCATTATTATGGTTATGGTGGTATGGATTTTGATTTGGGTGGACAAGAAAGAATTAAATTCACTCAAGCAGGTAAAGTACTTATTGGGGTAGGAGTTACCGATTATGGTTCACTTAATGTAGATGGTGCTGCTAGTTTTTGTGACAATGGAACAAATGCTGGAATAATAATTGGTACTGATGGTGTTAGTGGTGCTGCTCTACATTGCCTAACAACTGGAAGCTTCCAGAATGGTTCTTACAGTAATATGAGATTCAATGCTTTGAGTCACAAATTTACTTATGGAAATACTGTAAGAATGTTCATCAAATCTGATGGTAATATTGGTATCGGAACTGATGATCCAGATCATAACTTACACCTCTGGAAATATGGGGGTGATTCTGTATTAACAATAGAATCTCAAGGTGATGGTAATCATTCTGCAATTGAATTTCTTCGTACATCATCTGGTGGAGATAGTAAGGGTGCAGGATCAATTTATGTAACTGGTGACACAGGTGCAAGTGAAGCAAAAATGCAGTTTGGTGTTGGTCATAATATTAGTCATGGTCAATTGCCAAGAATGACCATTATGGGTAATGGTGAGGTTGGTATCGGAACTGATAATCCATTATGTGGTGATCTTCAGGTTGGAGCTACTGCAGGTGGTACTCTTGGTAGTGTATTTACTTCAACTCCATTAGTCGCAATTGCACCTGGTAATTTAGGAGGAACTCAATTTGATGATCATAAAATCGCAATATTTGGAGGTCAAACAACAGGTAACTGTTCTGGATTAAGTTTTTATCATTATAGAAGGAATACAGGTACTAATTGGACAACAGATGGTTTCTCTCTCAGACAAGAGGTTGATAATACCTCAAACATTTATGATTATATGAATTTTGCTGGAGGCAAAGTTGGTATCGGAACCAATATCCCAGTATCAGCCCTAGATGTAAGAAATAATAGTGGCACTGACCCATTATTATCACTTCATCATTCTAATGCTGATGTTATAGGAGAAGTTATAAGAATAGGAAGAGTTACACCATACCACACAATTAGATATCATTCAATCAAAGCAGAACATAGTGGTGGTGCAGCTTCTAATATGCTTTCATTTAGTCTTCATAATGGTTCTACCGTAACTTCCCAGTCAGAAGTTTTAAGACTTCAAGGTGATGAAGAAGTTCAAATGACAGGAAGACATCATATGGCTCGTAAGGGTGTTGCTCCTTCTTCTTTCACTACCTGTAAAGAAACTTTTAAGGAAGAATCAGTAGCAGATGGAGCTTCTCATGATTTCCAAACAGCAAGCACTTATGGGGGTGGTTTAGTTACTATTACTAGTTGTAGAGATGGTAATGCAACATATTCGAGAACACAAGTGTATCTTATTGCGATGAGAGCAACCGCTACTTCTGGAGTAACACCAACAGTATTTAATAATGCTGGTGGAGCAAGTGGTGATTCTAGTTTTACAGTTGCAGGGTGCTCAAAAGGTATTACAGTTACAAATAATAGCGGATACGCAGCTGATATTTTTGTAACCTTTGATATTCAAGGTTTTGTGGGATAAATAACTAAGAAACAATAATGGCATATCTAGGAAAACCACCAGAATTAGGATCATATAAGAAACTCGATGATATATCGAGTTCTTTTGATGGTAGTGAAACAACTTTTAATTTAGAGTTGGGTGGTTCTCCTTATATTACTACTAATCCTTTTACGTTGATGGTAGTTTTAAATGGTGCTGTTAAAAATCCAGGAGTTGAATTTACAGTAAATCGTAGTGAGATTACTTTTTCTTCTCCACCTGCTGCTAGTCCGACATCTTTTTATATTATGTCGTTGGGAAATACTTTCCATACTGGTGGACAAAAATCGATTCCAGTCTTTAATCAGTCGGGAACAAGATTAACACTTCCAGTGACAGCAACTACATTACCAGTTATTAGTCGAACTGATACTATACCTGTACTCATCAACCCTGCATAAATACATCTAAACCAGTAGAAATATAATGGCGAACAGAGTTCCTTTAATTGTAGATTCATCCACACTCTATATCAAAGAGTTGCCATTAGGTGATGCCCTTGATTTGACTGGTTGTAGTCTTGTTGGTGTAACTAGTTTTACTAGGAGTTCTGGATTTGAGTTTTCTGGGATTACAACTTTCAGTAGTCTGCTTGATATAAATGCTGGTGGTCAGGCAAATACATTCAAGGTAGAAGATTTAACAGATAATCAAATTGTTATTGCTGGATCAGGTGGAGAATTAGAAGGAGATGCTAACTTTACATTTACTGGAGCATTATTTAATGTTGGAGTAGGGGCTACTTTTGCTCATTCTAATGTTAGTGGTACTTCAACTATTACAACTCTTGCAGTTACTGGAATTGGAACTGCTGAGACCTTCCAAGTTGGTGATCTAGGATTAAAAGTAGTTGGGTTAACAACATTAAGTTCTACTCTTCATGCTGATGGCAATGTAGATATTGGTGGTGATGTAGATCTTAATGATACAACTCAATCAACTAGCACTACTACTGGTGCATTAAAGGTAGACGGTGGTGTTGGTATTGTTAAGAATTTAAATGTAGGTGGAAATGCTAAAGTAGATGGTAGTTTAGATATTGTAGGAAGTTTAAATTATACAAACGTAACAGATATACAATCAGTTGGTATTATTACTGCAGGTGACTCAGTACAAGTTGGTGCAGGTCTTTCTGTTGTTGGTGTTTCTACATTCGTTGGAGTAGCAACATTTGCTAGTGGTGTAGTAGTCACTGGTATATCAACTTTCGAAGGGAATATTGATCTCGATAGTGCTAAAGTACAATTAGACGAAGGGCAACATGTCGAATGGAAGGCGAGTGATGGTACAAATAGAGTAAGAATACATGGTGATAGTGGAGATAACTTTATTATTGAAAATGATTCAGGTAATGATGAAGTAATTCGTGTTGATACTGATGGTAGGTTAATTGTTGGTTCTGGTGCTCATACAGGTGGTACTCAAGTTGTAATTAAAGGTGGTGGTGTTAATACATATTCCACTCTTGGAATGTATAGTGAACATACAAATCCAACACGAGGTACAGTATTATCACAAATTAGATTTGGTTCTAATGCTACTGCTGATGGTGCTGATATAAGATCAATTGCTGATGGTGACTGGGCAACAAATGATTATCCTGCAAGAATAGAATTCCACACTGTACCTGATGGAAGTAGTTCCAGAGCAGCAAGAATGACCATTAGTGGAATTGGTTCTGTTGGTATTGGTATTACAAATGGACAGGAGCAATTTGTTGTAGGTGGAAGAACAAATGCATCGGTGCAAATCGCTGGTAGTGATGGTAATAGTGGAGAAGCTAGATTGTTTATGGGTGGTTCTAATATCAACCAGAAGAAATGTGCAATTATATTTGACCCTGCTGGTGGGTATTGTAGAGGTAATTTGAAATTCTGCATGGAGAATGCAGGAGATTTATCTAATGTAGATTCTACTGATGTTAAGATGACACTTTCCAGTGCTGGTAAGTTGGGTATCGGAACTGTATCTCCAAGAGCAGGTTTAGATATTGATGGTACTTTAGGATTGATGGTTGGTATGGTAGGAAGTCTACCATCATGGGGAAATGTTACTGGTCATTTTGGAGAAAAACTTTCTGTCTGGCAAGGTAGAAGTTTTTCTAATGCATGTTTCAATGTTGATGTTGATAATGCTCAAACATTCTTAGGTCATAACGTATATTATGATAGTGCATGGAAAGCAAAAAAAGCAAATTTTAAACCTTTACAACTACGTCTTCATAATGATGATGGACTTATATTATATTCAGGAACTAGTTCTGGTTCTGATGACCAAAATACTACATTAACTAAAATATTCCAAATTAATACTAGTGGTGAAATTATAGAAGGTGGTGGTTCTAGTGGAGATTTTAACGTTGGTATATCTTCATTGGTATATTCTCCAGTAAGTTCTGCAATGATTTCTGCAAAGTCATTTGCTGCTGGTAAAACATATATTGTTGAAAGTATTCATGTCTCCAACGTTGGAGTAGGTAATGCATATATCTCAGCAGATCAGGCATTCAGTGGTGGTAAGCAAGTGCCATTTGCAAATAAAATTATAGTTCCATTTGAAGGTGCAGTTGAGTTGCTAGAACAACCTATTATTGCAAATGCAAGTGATATAATAAAGATGCAAGCATTTAGTGGAATAGGAACAGGAGCAGGAGGATTGAATGGTTCTCTTGAAGCATTTATTACATATTCAGAGAAAACTGCTAATAGTGATTGGATAGGAGTTGGTGCAACAGTTGCTCAAGTAACAAGTGGTGTTGGTTATGGTCAGACAATATATACTTCCACATCTAAACCAACTGTGGTACAATCAGTTCGTTTAGTTAATAACAGTGATGTTTCAAACGTAGATGCATCCATTTCAATCTTTAGAGGTAGTGGTACATCTAAGATTAGAAAGGGATATCTTGTTAAGAATATATCAGTTCCAATGAATAGTACAGTAGAAATTTGCAGTAAGTCGAAATATCTGGACACTGGTGATATAATATTAGCAGATGCTTCAGCTGCCAATGCCCTTAACGTATTTGTATCGGGAAGAAAGAAAAACTAATTACATTATTTTTTAGATTATGTACAACATTACTCAACGAGGGTTATTCCCTACTGATGTTTATCATCTTGACATTTATGATGAGAAGGAAAATAAAAAATATAAAGATTTCCTTATAGATCTAGCATCAAAAGATGAAGGAAAAAAACGTAGTAATAGAGGAGGATATCAATCCGATACTTTATTGTGGCAAGAAAAAATATTTGAACCACTCCTAGAAAAATTTGGAGGAGTAGTTAATTTTTTACTTGAAAAACTTACTGATGCCGATAGAAATAAACCAGAAGCGGTAATTCGTGCAATGTGGGCTAATGTTAATCCCAAGGGAGGGTATAATTTTACTCATGTTCATCCTGGATCATGGATGAGTGGTGTATATTATGTTGACGTGCCAAATAATGATAGTCCATTATCATTTGAAGATCCACGACCAGCAAGGATGATGGATTTCCAAAGATCTGCTATAATAAAGGATGAATATTATATGCATCAACCTGAAATGGGGCAATTAGTATTATTTCCTTCTTGGTTACCTCATTTTGTTAATCCCAATACGAGTGATCAACTCAGAATTTCAATGTCTTTTAATGTGGAGTTATTAGTATGACAACTATGCTTATTGCTTTGCCGTGTTACGGTGGAATGGTTTCAGATAAAACTGCAAAAGGTTTATTTAATCTTGGAAAAGATTTAAGAAGTAATAATATCGATCATGGTTTATTAACACTGGCAAATGAGTCTCTTATTACAAAGGGAAGGTCTAGAATTGCAAATTTCTTTTTAAACAATACAGAGTACACTAATCTAATGTTTATTGATGCAGATATTGGATTTGAACCATCTCATGTATTACGTCTTATAAACCATAATAAGGATATTGTTTGTGGTGCATATCCAATGAAAACTATTCCACTTAGATATAACTATAATATTACACAACCACCAAGAGCAGAAGGAGGTTTAGTTGAAATTGAAAATATTGGATTTGGTTTTGCTTTAATTCATCGTAGAGTGTTTGAGGGTATAATACAAAAATTTGGATCAGAATTGAAGCACATTCCTTCAACAAATGCATCAAATTATCCAATAACAGAAAAGGAATATTACAATTCGTATCATTTCTTCCATGAATATAAAAAAGGAGAGTCTTATATGCCAGAAGATTTTTCATTCTTTGAGAGAGCATCACAATGTGGGTTCAAAGCATGGTTAGATACTGAAATAAAACTATGTCATGTAGGTTCCCATGTTTTTGGGGAATAAATAGAAAAAAGTAATAGTTTGCAATAATGGCAGTCTTTGGCTTAAAAAAGATTTATCTAGAACAATTACGTAATGTACCAGATTACGGAACAGAGACTGTATCTCATTACGGATATTTTGCTAGTGGCAGTATTCAATCACCTACCACTAAACGTACAAATGTCGATAGATTAGATTTACAAACTGATACTGTTACTGATATTAGATCTAGGACTCATTCTGGACAATTTGGAAGTGGTACTGATGGTGGAAATTATGGAAAGGCTGTTATAGCATGTGGGCATCGTCAAAGTCCTTCTGAAACTGTTACTACAATAACAAGACTAGAGTATGCCAGTGATACTACTAGTGCTAGTCCAGTAAACGCTACCTTTTCAAGATATCTACAAACTTCTGCCAGCACTCCAGAGTACGGATATATTCAACAAGGGTATAAATATCCTTCTGCATGGACATGTTTGGTAGATAGATTTCAATATTCAAACGATACAATATCAAATGTTGGTGGAGATCCAGAAGGAAGATTATATCATGCTGGCTTTGATGATACTCAATTCAATTATTATACTGCAGGAGAAAAATCTAATGGTAGAGATCCTAGATCTTCTGTAAAACGTTTTGATTTTAGTACGGATACACACGATAGTCCATCTACTGTTACGAGTGATTTACAGACTTGTGGTGTAGCATATGGTTCAAATAGTCATGGATATGTAGGATCAGGTCACCCTACTACAGCAAATCCATCTTATGCTAACGCTTCTAGGGTTGATTCAGTTGAATTTGCGACTTTAACATCTAGAGTTGAACAACCAGCTCAACATCCATTATATGGTGGTGGTACTGCAAATACATCAGAGTTTGGATTTACTTATGGTGGTTATCTTGCTAGTCCAAATGCAAGGACAAGTAATATAACAAGAATGGATTTTGGTACTGGTACAGTTACATTATATCCTAATGGTAAAGATCAAGTTGCTTTTGCTACTAATGGACGAATAGTAGGAGGAAATAAAGTATCAAGACATCATAAAAGAACAGGTGGTACTATAAGAAAAGTAGATGGAGTTGGGTATCTTGGTGGTGGTTCTGGCCCAAATTATCAAGGTGGTGTAGGTGGTAGTAATTCTCAGACTCATTGTACAGTTGATAGAATAGATTTCGCAAGTGATACTTACACCGATCTTGGTGGTCTTATGTCAGTTGCTCAGAGAGAGTTTGATAGTGGATCGACTCCTGAATTTGCATATTATGGTGGTGGACATTATCCAGGTAATTCAAATGTACCTGGAATGTCAAGTGTAGATAGATTAGATTATAGTTGTGAAGTATTTTCTATAACTGGTGTTCTGGCAGGTGGATCAAGAATTGGTAAACAAGTCACTTCTTCAAAATATGGTACTGGATTCTGGACAGAAGGACTATCTAATAGTGCTGCTTTGATGAAGTTTGATTATGGTACATCGACTCCATCAACTGGATTTAGTAAATCTGTTGCTACTGCAAGATGTGGTCATACTTACGAAGATCAACATAAAGGATATTTCTGTGGTGGTAATGGTAGTAAAGCTATACAGCAATATGTTTTTGACACTGATACAGGATCTGCCCATCCAATAAGCACATTATGGGCGGGCCCAAATCATGTTGGTGAAGGAATGGCATCTCAAAATACTAGTTTTGGATATGGAATAGGTGGTGAGAATCCAAATCTTATAACATGTTATATGAGAATGGAATTTGATACTGATCTTGCAGTACTTGTTCCTGGTACTGGAGCTGATCAAAAACAAGGTGGAGCAACTGAGAATACAACCAGATTTTGTTGGACTTCTGGTGGACATGCTAGAAAAATACAGAATGTTGATTTTTCTACTGAAACTACATCTGTATTATTCGGTCACACAAATACTACTAGAGGATCAAATTGTGGTGGTGGTGCATCTTTCAATTTAGTAAATGAATCACTTCTTACCAACTATGCTCCTAGTGGTGGAGAACATGGATATTGGGGTGGTGGATATAATGGTAGTTTTCCAAGTAGTGGTGAAACATTCTTTGATAGATTACAATTTTCAAATGAAACTTCTTCTAGACCTAGTGCAAGAGTAATACCTGGTTGTGGAAAAGGTAAATGGGCAGGAACTGCTTCTAATGAGAGTGGTTATGTGTTTGGGGGTCAAACAGCTGATCCAACAACGGAAAGGTATATACAAAAGATGGATTTCGCCACAGAATCTACTGGTACTATACATACACGAATGCGTGAACCAGTAAGAGGTGGTGCATGTATGGAGAATAGTAATTATGGTTACTTTGGTGGTGGTTATTGGAGTCACACTCCACCTACTGTATATGAATTCCCACGAGATGTTCAGAGATTTGATTTCAGTAATGATATAATGGGATTAGCATCTCATATTAGTTCAGGTAGATCATTCCTAAAAGCAACTCAATCTGATAGTCATGGTTATTTTGTTGGTGGTAATCAATATCCAACAGGATATGGTCATTATGACATAGATAAGATTGATTTTAATACTGAAACAAATGTTTCTACTTCTCAAATATTAGACAGAAAATATGCTGCTGGTGGAGGAATTTCTGAGAATGATAATTATGGTTGGTTGTTGGGTGGAGGCCCTGCATTCCCTATTGCCAAAAGTTATGTTAGTAAATTAGATTTCAATACTGATACTAGTAGAAGAATTTCTGCTAACGTGACACAATGTAATGGTGGAGATGCAACAGAAAGTACAAGTTATGGATATCAAGCAACAGGATTTTCACCACCCAATTCGTATTATTCATCATATCAAAGAATTGACTTTGAAAGTGATACTGTTTCTAATCCAGGTGCAAAATTACATTCTGATGGAAGATATGCTGGTGCTTGTTTCAGAGATAGCGGTGGAGTAAGATCAATTGCCAAATCTGGTGGTAGTGAACAAGCATGGGATTTCAAAGGAAAACCAGTAAGTGCTGATCGTGGATATATTGCTGGTGGATATGTATCTCTTGCAAGAACCTCTGTCAGTAGATTCGATATGACTACTGAGTCATATGATTTACTTGTGAACGGTGATGCAACAAGAGGATTAGTTCATGGTAAATATTCTGTTCAAGGTATAAACAATCATAATTATGGATATTACTTTACTTCAGGATCTCCAAATACTTCTCCAGAGGGAGGACCAGGTGGACTTACCACACAAATAGATAGAATTGAATTTTCAAGTGAGACATTAACTAATTTTACTTCACCAGCATTTCCAGCAGATAGTCAACAAGCTCCATTTGTTGCTTCTATTCATTATGGATATGGTACTCAAGGAGTTGTTTTCCCAACAACAACAACATTTGTAACAAATTTATTACGAATGGATTTTTCAAACGAGACAATCGTAGATAGTGGAAATAACCTACCAAACAATCATTATAGATCTACTAATTTTGCTAATAATAATTTTACCACTGGATATTTTGGTGGTTCTTATGCAAAAGCCACTCATGATGGTGTGACTGCACAAACAATAGTTTCAAGATTAGATTTTATGACTGAGACTTCTTCTAGAGGAGGAGATCTCTCTGGATCACTATATTCAATGGCATCAGTAAGAGGTCCAGATGCAGGATATATGTCTGGTGGACAAACTCCTACTCGTCAATCCACTATAAGAAGATATAGTTTTAGTACCGAAACAGAATCTCTTCCTGGTTCTGTTATGAGTGGTGTAATTGGTGGACATGCTGGAGTACATAATGAGAATTATGGTTATTTCTGTCTTGGATATGGTCCTGTATTATCTTATCAAACTGAAGCTGAGAGGTTAGATTTTTCAAATGATGCAACGAACACAGTAATTGTGGCAAATACAGGTGGAACTCATAACTGGGCAGGAGTGTATGGAGTAGGTTCAACTCAAAACGCACCTTAACTGATTTTTATCTTTATTATGAAAACATTTCATTTTCTTTCTGGATTACCTAGATCTGGTTCTACATTAATTACATCATTATTGAATCAAAATCCACAGATACATGCATCGACTAACTCTCCAGTGTTAGATACGATTCATTATACTGAGGAGTATTTGTTAAAAAATTCTGAACAATATAGAGCACATCCAAAACCAGATTGTGCTCATAAAGTAATATCATCCATACCACATAATTATTATTATAATGTATCGGAATCTATTATTGTAGATAAATCTAGAGGATGGGTGAATCAATTAGAACATATTAATGATTATATTACTAAGAGTCCCAAGATTATTTGCCCAGTAAGAAATATTCATGATATAATAGCATCCTTTCTTCAACTTATAGAAAGGAGTGATGATAATAATTTCATTGATGATAATTTAAAATCTAATAATATAGAAATTAATAATGATAATAGATCTGATTATTTGATGTGTTCGCAGGGAATTATTGGATTATCTTATATTGCACTATCTGAGGCTTATCGAAAGGGTTGGGATAAATATATATTAATTGTTGAGTATGAAGATTTAGTTAATAATTCTCAGGTTGAGATGAATCGTATCTATGATTTTTTAGATTTGCCACATTATACTCATAATTTTGATAATGTAGAGACAGAATTTGAAGAAAAGGACATTGTTTATGGGTTAAAGGACATGCATAAAGTACGAACTAAGGTTGAAAAGATATATAGAAATAATGAAATGTATTTGAGTAATGATATAATCAATAAATATAAACAAATGGAGTTTTGGCGAAATCAAACTCCTACCTATAAAGTCTTCGGTCTATAATCAATGTCTGTATTTTCACTATCAGAAGTTAGAAACGAACAACTAAAGAGTTATAGTGATATTTCTGACGAAACAATAAAGACTAATTTCATATACACTGCTGGTGGTTCTGGACCTAGTCCACAACATTCTAATGTCATTAGATTTGATCCTTCTACAAGTCATTCAGAAGAGCTAAATGCAAATTGTTATAGTAATGGATATTATTATAGAGGACTATCTAATCTCAAGGATATGGGATATATCTGTGCGAGAGGTCCAACAGCAAACTCTTTATGTTCTAGATTTGATTTTCAAACAGACCATATACAAAATTCAGTTAACTTAACCGAGATCAGAGCAAGAGGATTTACTGGCAATACACCACAATATGGATATTATTTTACTGGGTATAGACCATCATCTCCTTATGCTTCTAGTACAGTTGATAGAATAGATTATATTGCAGAAACTTTAAGTGATATTGGTGATTGTCCATCTAGCGGATATTTAGGTACTGGATGTGATATGCCAAATGGAGTATGTTTTGTCAATGATGGCCAACATATACGTTATTTTTCTGGTACTAACGAAACTTTTTATGATTCTGGTGCTGATATACAGAACCAAGATAGTAATCAAAATGGTATTAGTTTTTCCAATACTCAGTTTGGTTATTTCTGTGGTGGAAATTATCCACCATCACCACACCCAAGTAATTACCATAGTGTAATTAATAGAATAGATTTTACTAATGATGCTGTACAAGATTTTGCTCTACCAGGCATTCTTACATTCGGTGTTGGTAGTGCTTCTGATGATGTAGGATATTGTTTTGGTGGTTATTTTAATGGAACTAGTACTACTAGTGCAATAAACAGATATGATTTTATAGCAGATACATTTTATAATGAATCTTTTCTACCTCAAACTGATATGTGGCAAGCAGTTTTGAAGGGTGGAACAAAAGTAAATTATAAAACTAACAATCAATTATATAATAATGAATCAGTAGATTTGGGGTATTATGGTGGTGGTTATAACCATACTAATTGGTGTAAGATAGATCTTTCTACTGAATTGAATTCAGTATCTCATACTCCAAAATATAGTTTAAATATAAGAAAGCTTGGATCACTTTCTTTGAATGATGCTGGTTATACTGCAGGAGGGCAACTTCCTCCAGGACCAACAATTAATGATATAAAGAAATTTGATTTTGTTTCAGAAACTGATAAACAAATAAGTGCGAATCTAGATTTAGATACTAGACACCCTAGTGGAATTGGTTATCTGAAACAAAATAAAGGTTACTTTGGTGGTGGATATAGAGATAGTACATTTATTAGAGTTTCGAATGTAGACAGAATTGATGGAGATACTGATACTCAATCTAATGCAACAAAACTGGGTATGGGTGCATTGGGAATGGCTTCCACCGTAGATGAAAAAGGAGATATTGGTTGGTTTATTGGAGGAAAGAATTTCCAACCAGGTGGTGGTCCTACAAATAGAACTTATGATATGGCACAAAAACTTGATCTCTCAACTGAAAGTACAAGTTATGATTTACGTGTGGGAGTAAAGGGATTTTATCATAGTAATTGTCAAGCACAAAGTGAAACGGATGCATATTTAACAGGAAGTGATGGTCCTAATACATCAAATATTATGAGGTGGGATTACAGTACTACAACTTTTGTTGATACTGGTGCTAATAATGCTCGTGCTAAGTATTATCCAGAACATGTTACAACTCGTTCATTTAGTATTGATGTTGCTGGATATCCATATAGTTCTAATAATGAAAGACTTGACTTTAATACTGGAACATCATCTCTTACTGGTCAACAGACTCTATCCCCAGGTGGAGATAGAAGAGCAATGGCTATACTTACCACATCAAATAGATTACGTAGTGTAAGTCAGAATAATGCTAGGGATAGTAGACCTGGTATTGATCGTAGAGGTAATGTTGCTGGTGCAAATTATGGTTACTTTATAGGTGGAGAGAATAATTCTTCATACTTGACAAGAAACGATAGACTTGATATGATGACTGATGTAGTAACTACAAGCACAAATGCTCCTCCAGGGTCTAAAGTTACATGTACAGAGGCACATCCATCTAATTATGGTTATCACATGCCTGGAGAGTCACCAGGAGGTTCTCAGAACCAAATTAATAGGTTTGACTTTATGAATGAAACATTTAATGATATTGCAGATTTCCCACATGCTGTTGGTGCTAAAAGACCTGCAATGAGAAATAATGAAAGTGCATATTTTGTACGAACAAATGGTACAGGTGGTGTTGTTAAATTTGATTTTACTACTGACTCATTTGTTAGCAATTTAACTCAAGTTGGCTCTCAGAAATATAGATCCACTAATGCAAGTACTGCTAAGTATGGATATAGTGCTGGAGGAGGCCCAAATCCTACATTAAATTCTGATATTGAAAGGTTGGATTGGAATACAGATACATTTGCAGATACTCCTGCTAATCTACCAAGTGGTGCAAAGAACCAAGGGTCTCATATAAATGGAACTACTGAAGGAACATGTTATTTTGTTGGTGGTAATCCTGAGACAAAGGTTGCTGTAAAAATGGATATAGATACAGAAACAACAAGTGATGCAGGAAATGTATCTCATGGTGGTTTTAGTTTATTGGATGCTGCTTCTGCCCAAAATAATAATTTTGGATACTTTGGTGGTGGGTTAAATACATCAGCACCTGGTGGGCTTGTAAATCAATCTAGAATAGAATTTTCTACCGATACTACTGCTGCAAATCCTGTTAGTAACTTATCTCAAAGTAGATATGCCCTTGACGGTTTCTCTAATGGTCGCTAAACATTAAATTACTTTATTATAACTTATGAAATCTGGAGCAACTGAATCATCTTTTCATTATCTTGCTCAACATTATCAATTCCCTGATGATGTTGATGTACAGAGAACTACACAAGAGATTATACAATCAAATAAAAAATATAAAGTTATATGGGCTCATGATAATTGTGATCAATACGGTCATAAGGATTTACCACAGCACATTGATAAAATTAATTTAATCGTATGTGTTTCTAATTGGGAGAAGGAGCAATATATTAAATTTAATAGAGCACCAGAGCATTTATTGACAGTCATTCCAAATGGTGTTGATAATATGTTTAGGCCATCTAATAAACCTAAATCAAAGACTTGTATATTCTTCTCTGCTCCACATAAGGGTGTTGCACCTCTGGTTCCAATTTGGAAAGAGGTAATTAAAAAGCATCCAGATGCTAAATTAAAAGTATTCTCTTCAATGTCACTTTATGGTGATGTGCAACCAGGAGAAGGTGAAAATGAAACTATCACAGGTTTAAATGGATTTGAACCATCACCATTTGTTCCTGTATATAAGGAGTTGAAAGAACTTGAGGGAGTTGAATATAGTCCTTGTATTGATAGAGAAGAATTATTATCACACGTACAAGATGCAGCATTTTATATACATCCTAATGTATGGGAAGAAACTTTCTGTGTTTCTCTTGCTGAAGCAATGTCTTGTGGATGCTTTCCAATAACATCTGATATTGGTGCATTAAGAGAGACTTCACAAGGATTAGGAAAGTATGTTATAATGTCGGGTAATAACACCCCAAGAGGTTGGGAACCTGATGATACCTTTATAAATAAATTTACCCAAGAGGTGATAACTGCTCTAGATTATTTTGATAGAGACAGATCTAATTATGAAGAGGCAACAAAAACAATTTCCGAATTTGCAATCCAAAATTATAATTGGGAACGAATTGCTGGCATTTGGAAGGAAACCATTAGTTCATTAACACATCATAGAAGTATTATGGAAAGTAACAAATCAAATCTTGAGCTTGTAAAAGCTACAGAAGCAATCAATGAAGAAAGCGATTACATGATGAAAGTGTACGGTGAGTGTACACGTTGGCAAGAGAGTGAGAATGAACTAGCACAAGGACGTTCAAACTTCCAAATCGAAAAGTTTATTGTTCTTGATAATTTTACTGTTCCTTCTGCATTTAAAGCAGCATTGATTAACCGTAGAAGTGTTGCTGAAGGTTTGTTGAGTAGTATTATTGAATTGAAGAAGAGAGTAAGAGAGTTTGAATTTAGATGGGAAGGTAAAGATAAATCAAAACCTATTTGGTGGAAGACTCGTGAAGGTGGAGAAGAGTTGGTATGGTATGATATTGATGAGTTTCAACTTAATGCAGCACTTAGAGGTGCAGATGGTGGGTTCAGAGATTCTATTCAACAGTTAGAGTTTTTTGATAAGTTGATCGAAAGACTAGTTGAACTTAATGATGGTAAGTTGATCAGTAAGAAACAATTTGAAGAGGATCAACCACTATATTGGGAAAGACGTTTTGCTAACCAAGCATTTGATGATTTGGTTGGTGCTAAGTCTGGTATTTCACCTGGTAATATTCGTTCTATGAGAAGAGGTACTGCACCTACAGTTTTAACTGATGATGTGAATAGAATTAAAGGTGACTATGGTAGTATTGCAGACGCACTAGGGCCAAATGTTGAGAGATTCTTAGGCAATCTACAACAAAAAGTATCTGAGGGTATTAATGAGGTCACTGAATTTGGAGCATCTCTTAAGGCAGCAGAGGAGCGTCAAGCACTTGCAGGAACTCAAGAGGTAAATGCAGATGCACCAAAATCATTATTTAATCACGAGTCAGTTTCAGATAAATAATAAAATAATACTGGAAAACAATAATGGCATTAGGTCAAGCATTTGGTTTAAGTGATCTTACTTTTAAACAAATAGATGCCAATCACACTTCTTCTGATGTAGTTACCAACTTTGCTTATTGTGGTGGACAATTATATTCTCCGTCTGGTCTAACCTATTCATATATCTACAGACTAGATCTTTCGTGTGATACTTGGGTAAAACCTCAAGCCAATATGGCACAAGAATTAAGTTACCCATTGCCAATGGGTAATGGTCAGGAGATAGGATATTGGGCAAAAGGATCTACTGGGGGACCAGGTGGGCCATGGAGTAGTGATATTTTAAGAATAGATTTTGCAACAGAAACATCAGATGATACTGGTAGTAATTGTCCTTTTGACTCAGTTTTTGGTGCGGCTGTAAGTTCGTGGAATTATGGATATATGTTGGGAGGAAGAGCAGCATCACCAGATACATGTTCTTCGGATGTAGATAGATTAGAGTTTTCTACTGTAACTGCCTCACTTATATCATCAAATCATCCTCAGGATGGTTTAAGAGGTATGGCTTCTGGCTCTGCTGGTCAAGCAGGATACTTTTTTGGTGGTTACATGAGTCCAGGATCTGATACGTCTTTGGGATGTAGACTTGATTTTACTACCGATGCAATGAGTACCAAAACAGGTTATGATAGATCACAAACTGTCAGAAATTCTTCTGCTACTATGGATTTTGGTAATAACCTCTATATTTCTACAGGAAATAGTGCAAGTAATATAGATCGACTGGATGCACAAACTGAGACTATGACACATACTAGTCAAAATCTAGTTGCAGGTGAATGTTATCCAGCATCAACAAAAGATGAAGGATATTTTATGCAATTTCATACTGAGTTGGATAAGTTAGAGCATAGTAGTTGTACACATATTGTTACTCCTAATGGACTTGCTACAGTTAATCATAATCCTGCACCTACAAGTTATGGAACTGCAACAATTGTTAGTGGATATAAAAGATTAAAAAGAAAAGGATATAATAATGAATATACAACTGCTTCTTATAGAGAGGATTCACAGGCAGGATGGGCAGCACTAGGTAGCACTCCTGGTGGTGATTCTTCTAAAATTTATAGGTACGACTTTGCAACAGAAGTGGGATCAATATCTACATTTGCTAAGAGAAGTGAAACAAATAGGGATTTAGCAAAAGCAGTATTTAATAATGAGTATGGTTACTTTGGTGGTGGGCAGAGTACTCCTCCATCTACAAAACATTCTAATATTGATAGATTAGAGTATGTAAGTGAAACTGTAGGACAAGCTGGTAAGTTTCATGAAAGTGCTAATGATAGTATGACTGGAATGACAGATAAGAAACGTGGAAAAGGATATTGGATTGGTGGTGGTACTGCAAATAGATCACAATCAAATTATCAAAGATTTGATATGCACACTGAAACTACTGGAACGTGGTTAAGAAGTACAGTATTCACTCAAAGTAATAGTGCTCAACCCTTGTCTAGAGGTAGTAATTCATTGGAAGATCCATCATCAGAATATGGATATATGATGGGAACTGCACTACCAGGAACTGCAAGTGTTGGTGAGAGAATGGAATTTGTTAGTGAGACATTAACACAAACAAATCCAATGTCTCAAGATATTGGTTATAGTTTTGGAAGTGAAGGTAGTAGAACTGATGGTTACATTGCATCAGGAATGAATAATCCTAGTGGTAATAATACTAATAAAACTGATAAACTTGATTTTGCTAATGAAACATGGAGACTTACTGGTAATAATACCAATACATCTGTCAGAATTCATGGTGGAGCACAGACTGGTAGCCACATATTCAAAATAGGTGGATATAAAACCTCTCCAGCACCTGCTACAACCTGTTGTCAAGTGGATAGAATGGATATGACTACAGATACATGGTCATTGCCAGGACAAAATTTTGATCTTGCATTCAGTGGTGCAGCAACTATGCATGGTGGTGCAGCATTAAAAGCAATAGCAAAGAGTAGTCATGCAGATAGTACTATGGGAGTTGATACTAGAGGAAGACAATCTAGAAGTTCCTTTGGATATATCATGGGTGGTTCACCAAATAGAAATTATGTAGAAAGATTTAATATGGCTACTGAGATTTATGAATGTCCTAACTCAACAAATCACTATCTTTGGTATAATAATGCTCCTATGGGAAATTCCTCTCAAGGTGGAACAATTTCCAATAAATTTCATGGTTATTATACTGCATTCCAGACTCCAACAACTGGTCCTGGTGGTCAATCAGATATTCATAGATTGGATTTCTCTAATGAAGGATGGATAAAACTACCTGCTCAATTAACTGAACAGAAGGTAAGACCAGGAGGTTTTATGAATCCTAATTATGGTTATATCGTTGCAGGTAGTTCACCAGGTGGTTACACATCAACTATAATCCGTTTAGATTTTTCTAATGAAACTATTGCTAGTCCTGGTACAATTGCGAATGGCAATCGCTCAAGATTAAATACTGGTCATATTCAAAATACTTATTATGGTTGGGTAATGGGATCGTATTCTGCTAATTGTAAGGTGGATAGATTGGAGTTTGCTACTGAGACAGCAACAGCTGATACTGGTATGCCAGTAGCAAAGAACTTTATGTCAGGTTGGACTCATACACCAGCAGATCAAGGTTTGTATAGTATGGGAGGTACACCTTCTGCATATGATAGTGTAATTTATAGATTTGATTTCTCAACTTCTGTTCATAGTGATACTGGTAATGACTCTGTGTATAATCATGCTGGATCTGCTGCTTTCCAGAATGAGGAATTTGGATATGCTTCTGGTGGTGGAGCTACAACAACTAATGCAAGTAGAGTAGAATTTGCAAATAATACATCCTCTGCTACAAGTAAGAACCATATTAGTGGTTCTAGTGCTACTGCAATGGAGAACTAAATATGGTATAATATACCAAAGTGTGAATTGAGTATGAATTTATTATCAAATATCCTTATCAAACCCAATGTTGTAACAAAAGAGGGTTGTAAGTTTTTAACTGATTACATGAAGGCTGCCCAGAAAGAGCAAATGGGAGTCTTTGATCCAGATAAAACTAATGAAACTAAGAAGCAACACAGTAAGATAGATCAAGACACAAGAGATGTTACTTGTGCTGATCTCCAACCTGTACTTCCAGAGGTTGAAGATTTAATGAGAAATATTGTACATAAGGTAATGAATCCTTATTACAATTTTAAGATAAGAGATAGCGAAGCACCACAGTTATTATGTTATGAAGGTCAAGGACATTATATGCCTCACATTGATGGTGAAGCATTATGGGTCAATCCAGATGGTGAGAAACAATGGAAGAAATCCATTGATAGAGATATGTCAGCTGTTTTATTCCTAAATGGTTATCCAGAGTTTGAAGGTGGTGATTTTGTATTTCCTGAATTGAGAGTAGTCGTAAGACCTGAACCTGGATTATTAGTTGCATTTCCTTCTACTCATCAATATAAGCATGGAGTAGAGAAAGTTGTAAAAGGAAATAGATATACTATGGTAACTTGGTTTAGAGTGCATGGTATTCCAACCAAGGAAGAACAGGACAAAGTTATTGCTGATAAATATAACATAGAAGTTCACTAAACCATATTAGACATGGCACAAAAATTATTTCACTATTGGGCTGATAGAAGTAACACAAATAGTTACGTTACCGATACAAATAATAGAGGAAAGGTTATTCCTCCTATTGATGGTTTAGACATCAAGTATCGCATCACTGATGCTAATGGTATAGATTGTTTCTTATCAGAATGCCCAGACGAGGAGAGTTCTCCTGAAAGATATAAGATAACCAATACTGTTGGTGCTGGATTAACTGTCGTTGATACAACGAAATGGAATTCTTTAATTTCAGAGTATGATACAAGACAGGAAGCACAACGTATGGTTGCTGTTAGAAATTATCGTACAAAATTATTAGATCAAAGTGATTGGGTAGTATCCAAAGCAAATGAAACTGGTGTTGGTTTGTCAACTGCATTTAAGAATTGGAGAACATCACTAAGAGATTTACCAACAGTAGCAATTTCAACACAATTACCTACTGCACCTAGTGAAGTTATAGGATTAGAGGGTACACTGGAAGGAGAGTATCAAGCAGAACTATACAGTGTTCCTAAAGTAAATGATAGTCTACCTGCTCAAGCTCCTCCTGGACCTTAAGTAGTTAATAGGTGATAGCATTTAGCATTTTTATCAAAAGCATAGTCAGCATATTTCCCATTTTTTCTAACATAATGAAAGAATGATTGCATATGTTTAGTTCCTTCTTTTGCTTTTAATGGGGTTCTCCAATGAGGAACTTCTATCCCCGAATAAGCAAGACCATGACCAATAGGTGTAACAACTTTTTGTCTATTACCTTCTAAATCTTGTAATTGAATAGGCCAATCAACAATAGAATCTATATTCATAGTTACTGATACCTCACATGATGGTCTATCAGTATGACGAGCCATAAAACCTTTATTCCAATAAGTAGTACAAAACCAATAAGTTGGTATTAGTTCTTCACCCACTATTCTTTCAAGAATTGGGTGGAGTCTTTTTACTATAAATGCAGATGATGGTGGAGCATAA